ATGGTATAGAATAAGCATATTTACTATATCCTAAATTTTCTCCTACTAAGTTTGTAATATTAATTGTTTTAACTGTTTGAACTCCTTCAATTTTATCTAAAAGTATATAAATATCTCTTAAAATAATAGGTTGATTAATTTGCCAATTATCTATTCTAAAATAATCTTGTAAAGCAGCAATACAACTTGTTAATACTTGATTACTATTGTAATTAGGTAATATAATAATATCAAAATTAATCCCAATATTAATAATAAATCCGTCTTTAATATTAACAGAATCATTAACCATTCTATATTGAGATAAGTATGTAGTAACGTTTTGTTTTAAAGCGGGGGATGCTGTGGTTAATTGATTATTTACGTTATATGACAACACATACAAGTCTAATACGGATTGAGATTCGCCTGCTGATATAGATTGTGCTTTAGTAGGTTCAATATATGCTTTTGAAATAACTCCAAATTTAGCAGGCATTGAAAGTGTTCTTACTAAATAATCATTTTGAGTTACATTTCGTAATTGTGTAGAAAAATTAGCAGATGAATTTTGTCTAATTTCCTCTATTGTATCTCCATCTCCACCCCCATCAGCTGATGCGGGATTACTTACTGCTAAACTAGAAAGTACATAATTAGCAGCAGATGTAGCTAAATTATTATTTAAGAAAGTTGTTGTAGCGTTTAAATTATTTAAACTATTAGCAGGAACATTAGATACAACCCCACCACCTGTTAAATATCTAACAGTTAATGTTGTTTGAGACGGAGCAATACCATAAGTTTTAGTAAATAGAAAATTTTCTGGAGAGTAAGCTGTTGTAAGCTTAGATAATTCAAAAGGTAAACCAATACCTACATTATTAGGATTAGGAATGATTTGTTCATCAGTATCATTAGCAGTTCCTGCTCCAAATTGTAATTGTAAGGAACCTGTAGTAATAACACGAGAAGCAAATCGTCGTTGAATTTTTTCTAATTTTAATAAATAAGGAGTATCTCCTGAGTATTGGGATAAATTAGGATCATTTATATTAGTATTTTTAATTGAATCATATACCATTTCTTGACCTAAATAATCCACCTCATACCATTTATTTCCATCTGTATCAGTAATATCTAATACTCCTACAATTCTGTCCGCATTAATATCTACTGTGGAAAATTGAACTGGAGTTCCAAAGCTGAATTCAGTTGTATTAATAGTTGATGAAATTGCTTTTCTTGATTTCTTTAAAAGAAAATATACAGGATCTCCAGAGTTATTTACTTCATAAACTGTTACTTCTGTAGGGTCACCTGAACTAGAAACTGAAAAATCAATTGGATCTTGTATTAAAAAAGATATATTAGGAGAGGTACTTGTAGTAACAGTCGCATTTTCTTGTATTAATAAAGAATAATTAAAATCAGGTGTAATGTTAGGAACACTTCCAATAGCTGGTACTTGTTGGTAAAAATCTACATAAGTAGTAGCAACTTGAGTTACATTTGGTTTATAACCAAACATATAAGCTAACTCATATAAATTATTAGGTTGTCTAGCATATTGTAAAAAATTCTCTTGAATTTGATTATCTAAATAAAATGATAAAACATCACCTACATAAGCAGCCATTTCCATAAACATCATACCCGGAGAAGTAGGACTAAAATCGGTATATGTTGTTGGGAAGTATGTTTTAGCATAATCAATAAGACTTGCTCTTAACTCCGTAAAGTCTCTATTGATGTATTGTATATTTCTTTTGGTTGCCATTATGCGAATGTAATATTAATGTTATCTGATATTCCTGTATTAATTATGTTATAAGTTAATGCTACTGATATTTGATTTTCATCTGTTATAAAATCAATATTTAAACTATCTACATTAACATTAGGGAAATAAGTTTTTAATTGAGACTGTATATCAGATTTTAATCCTTCAGTGTTACCATTAGTTATTTGTTGAAAAATAAATGCTCTTAAATTTCCGCCAAAGTTAGGATTTAAATATCTTTCAGTTTTATTTGTTAAAAAATAATTTAACAAATTATATTTAATAGCATCTTTAGTGGTATAAGTAGAATTAAATACAGCAGGAGCATTAAAAGGTAATCCCACCCCAACAGCTGTGCCAGGTTTAAAATCTACTGGGAATATTTTCTTTGCTCCAAATGCCATTATTTATTCATTAAAGCCATTATTTGGTCTAATCCAACACTACCTTCAGGCAGTGCTCCATTAACACTATCTACAGGTCCGTTCGATTGAAAATTACCGGCGTAAGCAGTGGTTGCTGCTCCTCCACCTTGCATTTCTTCCAAAATACCTCCAAACATTGCTTGTCTTTCTTGAGGAGTTAATTGTTTTGGTTTTGATAAATGTGGTTGTGCGTAAGTGTCTCTAAGTGACTCCGTAACAATTGTTTTAGGGGCACGAACAGCTTCCAATAGGATATCTTTTAATTCCTCTTGAATAGCTTCCCTTACTGCCTCTTTAATAATTTTTTTAAAATCTGATGGTTTCATTGTTTATAAATATTAAGTTAATAAGCTTTTAAATTGTCTCTGTCGATTATTAGTTTTAATTCATTAATTAAAGTCAATGGGTTAGTTGTAAATGATAATTCGGTTTGAATTAAAATTATACCTTGTTGGTTTTTACCAATAGCACGTCTACGAGTTACTGTAGCAGTATAAGGTACTTCTTCAATTTCAATAATAAATCCTTCATATGTTGTTTGGTTTAAAGTGGTTCCTGCTTGTTGTTGAGCAGAAGCACTATCTTTTATTCCTTTAGAAATAGATTCAAATGTAGAAGTAGGACAAGCTTTATTTAGGAAAAAATCTAATAAATTTAATAATCCAACTATTGTTAAAATATATCCATTAACTAAAGATATAGAAATTCCAGCAGAAGCAATAGTTTTTTGAGTTTTATCTAATTTAGAAGTTCCGGTTTCTGTAAATGTTAATTTATTTTTAGCATCTTCTAAATCACTTAAAGCAGCAGGTACAGCTCCTGGAATAAGGGGAATTGCTTTAGCGGCCGCTGATGCTGCTGTTTTAGAAATAGATATAATTCTAATAAGAGTTAAGACTAGATTTAAAAATGTATTTAATCCAGTAATTGATTTTGTGATTTTATCTAAATTAGATCCTATAAAATTTAATTGAGTGACTAAAGCATTTCTTTGAACTATTAGTTTTTGAATACTAGGTTTACAAAGATTTTTATTTAAAGTATCATCTATAATACTTCTTACTTTAGATACTACTGTATTTTGGATTTCTGGGGGGATTTGGCTTAGATTATTATCTATTATATCTATAACATTGATATTTATAATATCATTTTTGTAAGGAACACTTATAATACCATTATCTGTTTTAAAATTTGTTTTTTCACTTATTAATTTAGAAACTAATTTTATAAGTACAGGGTTGGATAATAAGAATTTTATTGTTTTAAAAGGAATTTCTCCATTTAGTAATAATTGGATATCTTGAGGTATTTTTTTATTTACAACATCTTGTATATTAAGTTGAAAAGTACCTAAAGATGAATACTCATTTGGAATAAAAGGGGATAAATCTATTACCCCATTAATAATTAAAACTCCAGTAGCTTCTGTCAATGCCTCAGATATAAATTTTAAAACAACTGGAGTTAATAATTCTTGGATAACTTTACCTTGATTATAAATTATTATTCCTAATTTCTCTGAACCTTGAGGTTTCAAACTATTAGGAATAGCATTTTCATATGCTTGAATATCAATATCAGGAAGAGTAGCCATTATACAGTAAAATTATTTTTAGATTTTATTGTTCCTTGGTTTAAATTAGTCTCTAGTTCACTTAAAATACTAACAAGTTGAGACGTTATAGTAGGTAAACCTGCTACACCTCCAGGAGTAGAAGCAAATAAAGGACTTGCTACTGTCATCCATGCTTTTAAATTAATTACTAATTTACTTAATAAAGCTGTTGTTTTGTTACCTAATAATAAAGGTTCGGTTGCGTTTTTAGAACCTAATTTAATTGAAGGAGCACTTACAACAAAATTAGCTTTAGTATCAAAATTAAATCCTTTAACAGCGTTAAATCCTATTGTTTGGGCTGAACTTAATAAAATATGTT